ACAGGTCCTGCTAAGAATGCGTTATCACTTGCAGCTACTGCTACAGTTGATGTTATCGTTGCTAAATTTTCATAGACACCATTGAATGATGTCATCATCGGAGCAGTTATTGAATCGTTGCCTGGTACGTTTGTACCGACAACACTATTTAAAAATATAATAAAACAAGAGTCACTTGATGCTAAAGCTGTGGTGAAAGTTATTTGAGAACCCTGAACTGTATAGTCAGTCGTCGGTTTCTGACGCACTCCATTTCGTAGGACCGCGATATCTTCTGGTACGGCTACACTAGCTGATAGTGAATAAGCTGTACTACCATCACCTGTTAAACTTTGAACTGAAGTTGAGGAGGTGAAATCTTTTGTGACTGGATTACCTAAATATCCCATGTTACCTCCTACGTGCTAATACTATCTATAAAAGATACCCATACATTAAGACTTGCGTCTGTGTCTGATTTTGCTTTCAAAACATCTCCGGATAAAAGTACAATTTTCGCACCTCCGTCAATAAGCTCTAGTGAACCACCACTAGGGATAGGAGCGTTCTTAACTATATAAGAATCAGCCGAACTTCCACTAGCAGAACTAGTGATAAAAACATCTGCTTTAATTGTGGCTGTTGTTATATTTGATAATCGAATACCGATGATTGCATCATCTGAATTAGATGTAATAATTGTTCTAGCAGTAGTTCCAATATTCACGTCCCCTGCTGAATCTGATGCTACGGCTCTCTCGAAATCTTGGGCCAATGTTTATCTCCTTTTATCCATTTTTATATCAAAGCGCGACGGCCATTGCAATAACGAAGCCTGCGCTCGCTCCGGCAGAACCACTAGAAGCAGAGGTTACTCTACCTTTTGCGTCCACTGTCACACTTGCATTTGTATAACTAGCTGCGGTTACCCCTGAGTTTGCTAAAGTCATCGCTCCCCCGGATGCAATCGTTGCATCACCAGAAAGATCAACTTCCTCAAAACTTGTGCCGTCTGCTACTAGAATTTTGTTCGCTGTATTAGTAGGCATCTTTAATTTGGAGCCTACAACCACATCATCGTTGAATGTCGCAGCACCCGCTGCAGACATATCTAAAGATAAAGCGGTGATTTCAGAACCACCATCGTTACCTTTAATAGCAAAATCTTTATCTGAAACTGCTGTCTTAATAACCAGGTCACCACTGTTTGCTGTTGTTAGATTAGCAACATCGACGTTGGCTATTTTAATATCTATTTGATCATCGGTGTCCGCTGTAATACTTGTGTCACCATCAACATCTAAAACTAATTCATTACCATTAAGATCAAGAGCACCTGACATAGTAGTGCTTGCAAGAGCTCCGTTAGCATCTTTGATAATCGCTTTACTTGCAGGTAATGTGCAAAATACGTCCTTTGTCCCTGCACTAAAATTAACAGCACTATCACTATTAGAACTACTAATAATTGAAGTTCTTGCCATTGTTGAAGAGTCACCACTAAGTGTTCCTAAACCAACTTCAAACTCTGCGCTTCCTGGAAGTGTAATACAATAATAAGTAGTATTAGAATTACCTATTCCTGCTGCAAAAGTTTCAAATCCTGTAACTGCTCCGGCAAAAGTAATTGTACCTGTACCGGTTGTCGTGGTTGTTTCTTTTACTCTATCATTAACAATAAGTGCCATTTATTCTCCTATGCTATTCTAAAGATAGCTGTTGATGCACCAGCAGCAGGAAACTGAATAATAAAGTCTCCGTTAGTTGCTGTCTTCGTTCCACCGAAATCTAGAATCAAACAAATTTTATCACTGTTATCATCATTGTAGATCATTGCTCCTACTGCACTCAATGTGACAGAAGAGAAAGTTAAATCTGCAAAGTCTATAAAAGCAGTATTACTTGCTACTGATACACCACTATTTGTTAAAGCATTGCCGCCAGAAGTATAGTTTGTTCCAGAAGTGCTTACTTCATTAGTTGTAGTAAAAGCAGTAGTTGATGCTGAAAGACTGGAGATGTCGGTGTACAAGGCTAGTTTGAAGCTGTCGCCTCCACTAGATGCAAAATTATGTGTTCCTTTTAAAAGTTCAGATTTAAAAGAATCAGGTATGATATTTGCCATTTTTTACTCCTTATTTGTACCTTGGTAGTGGAGCATCAATTAATGTTCTGATAGCGCCACTGGTATATTCGTCTCTACGTCTGCGTCCTTGTTGTTCAACAGCAAATGTCTGAACAGCTTCTTGATATGAACGTTCATACAAATCTAACATATTAGTTGGGCCTTTCAAGTATTTAAAGGTTTCTGAAAGGCAAGCATATAACAATAAGTCATAAGCGTTGGTTGATAGATAGGTTGTTGTTGAATCTGATGTTGTGATACTGTCGGGTTTTTTGATGTAGGCCATAGTCAAAGCATAAGCTTGATCAGGTGTAGGAGCTACGACCCAATTATCAGAATCCCATTGAGCGTAGTATTTAGGTTGAGCATAATCACTTGAATTATCTGGGTCAGCAAAAAACTCAGCCATAAAAGAACTATCCACCTGCTCTAGATAAACTTGATCAGAACTGCTAGGGTTTGTTAATTGTACATATCGAATAATAATTGTTCCTACAGGAACTGTAATGTATCTGTTACCAGTTGTAGTTTCTGAAGTTGCATAAAATTTTGTGTCATCAGAATCTACCGTTCTAAAAATTCTAGATTCTGCGTTTGTAATAATGGTTGATAAAACAGTATCTGATAAAACATTATCATCTACCTCAGTATAGTTTCTAATATCTGTTCTTAAATTACTTAATGTTTTACTCATGGTGTGATTGTTACCGGTCCTGCTGACGCACTTCCGCCTCCTCCCTTAGTGTTTCCTGCCGTAGCTGTGTCAGTATCGACGCTAAAGCTATAACTATCTGCATCGATTTTAGTTATGGAGTATCCTGCAGCTTTGTTTAAATTAGTAGCTGTGATGCCATCAAAAGTTGTTGCATCTCTAAAACGAACAGTGTCTCCATTAGATCTTCCATGACTTGTTTCTGTCACTGTAATAGTTGATGAACTTGCGCTACCTGTTTTGAAAGCATTAAAGTCTAATAACACAGGTACACTAGGCTCTGTTCTATCTGTTCTAGAATTCATCAATGCTTCGCCATCCGCTAAATCTGCTTTTAATTCTAGTTGTGGTTGCTTTGCTTCAAACTCTGAAATATGAACCAAAGAACCATTCCATTCTTTAACCATTTCATTGTAGGGAAAAGCCATACCACTTCGATCAGATATTGCTTTTGCGTGTTTACCTCTTGCGAAACTACTCATAGTGTTGGAAAGTATACCTTTGGTGTTAGATAAGTGCTAGTCGAGGAGCTGTCTTCTGTTAGAGCTCTTGTTAGTTCATCTTCATATAATAATTTTAAATTTTGTGTTCTTTCCGGAGCTATCTTTAAACTTAGATAGTAAGCTAGTCCGGCGCACATACAGGGAATAAATCGGTAGACAACATCTCCTTGATTCGTATATGCTCCCACATCTTGAATTCTTTTGAGATAATAAAATTTCAATAAATAACTAGAGCCTGAAAAAGTGCTACTAGGTGTTTGATATAAAAAAATACTTGGTGTTGTTGTTCGGTCTACATAATATTGACTAGGAGTTCCTTTAGATAATTTATTAGCAATCGCAGAATATGCAGAACGATCTATTTTGGAAATTGGTGTATCAACAGGTGCCGTAGCTGTAGAATTATTTCTAACATAGGCTTCTAATACTTCATTAATATCACTAGGAAAGTTAGTGCTATCACTAGCATTATTATATTCTGCTTGACCTTCTACAAGAGGCACAGAGGCCAAAGCTACTTTCCATAAATGTAGGCCCCTATTACCCCATTCAGAGAAGAGTATATTTAAAGAACGTCTAGCGCTTTTTAAACCATATCCCGTTCTTGCAGTTACACCGCAACGTTCATATGCCTCTTGAATTATTTCATCTATGTCAAGGTCAAAAGAAGTAGTACCTGATGTAGCCATTTTTTAACCTTACTTATCGATGAATATGGTAGCTGCGTCTATATTTGTGATTGTAGAAACTTTCATTCCACCAGGAAATAATACTCCGTCTTCTGGAATGTTTGTTGAAAACACATCACCGTTAGGAACGTCAGCCTGAAATAAAGTTGTGCTATCTGTGTTGTCTTGCAGAATAATTGTTCCTGCTCCACCACCGTCAGATGCTAAAATAATTCCTCTAAGTCTAGTTCGACCTGCGAAGACTGCTCCTGTTGCTGTAACTCTAACGGCTTTTACGTCACCTTTACTTGCCATTTTTTTCTCCTTTGTAGGAGCTCTCAGAGAGAGCTCCTAATTAATTATTAACTTACTGCAGCACTAAATGGTGTTGCTGGTGTTCCGGTACATCCGGAATCAACAGATACTTTCCATTTACCTGAAGCAAGAACTGTACAAACAATTTTTGAGTAAGTTACACCACCAGTTGTACTACCGTTTAATGTGATAGTGTCTGATGTTGAAGCTGTTTCAAAACCAACGACGTTGTCAGATGAGTCATCAATAAATAATGCACTTCCTACCATAACGTCAGTTGCATTTGCAACTTGCACAACTAAGTCACCTGTCTTTGTAATATCTGCAAAAATTTCGATAGTAGCGCCGACGTTGCTTAGATTGTTTAAGTCTGCTCCTGGTCCTGCGACAGCAGAATCAGAGTTTGCGTTTGTTGCTGGTAATGTGTAAGTCACAGCACCCGCAGTAGAGTTGTAAACAATTCTTCCTGCGTGGCTAGCTGTTGTCAAGCTATCGCTTGAATTCACTGTTACTACATTACCGGGTCCTGTATTAAAGAAACCATTCTTTGATATTACCGGACCTTGAAATGTGGTTGTTGCCATTTTTACCTCCGTAGTAAAATTTGTGCAGTCTCTACGTACGTCTGCTAGGTCAGTCTACACAATATTATTTTCCTAGAAGGTTAAATATAAACCTCTTTTAAAAAGAGAGCAAGTCTATTTAAAAAATAAATGACTATCGTAATCTTGGTTTCTCCATCTCAACTTAGCTAAAATTCTTTTGATTCTCTCTTCAATGGATTTCATTTCAAGAGTCTCTTTTCCAGAATTTAAGTATTGAGAATTCCACTGAGATTCGAGCTTGATTTTCTCAGCGATTAGAGATTGTGATATTGCGGTCATAATATAACTCCTTGTCTATATTATCCGCTTTTATTTTGTACATTATTTTCCCATAAAGTCAACTGATTTTCCCATAAAAAAAGGGGCCATAAGGCCCCTTTTAAAAGTGATTATAAAACTACTTATTATGCACCTGGTGA